GTGTCATCGTTTAAGGTCATGTATGGGTACATCATAATAAACATTTCCTTTCTGCTACATTGCATTTTCTATATCATCAGCGTTTTCTTATTCCATTTTTTCATACACAGCCAGATACGGTTCATATAATCTACGGGAACGTGGTGGTCATAGGCTTCATGTTCCAGTACTTGTAGGTGAGTCGATCAGCACTCTCCTCTTTTGGGGTGACAGCTTTATGACTGGAGGGTGACAGGTTCCTTTAAAAACCTGTCATCCATTTTTCCTTGTATTTCCTAGCTTTTTTACTCTTTTTTCTTTATAGTGACAGAAATGACAGGTAAATATAAATTAGAGATACACGCACGCACGTGAAAAGAGTTTGGAAAAACCTGTCATTTCTGTCACCTTTTTCGCCGGATATCCCTCCAGCCTGCATAAATACTGGCTTTTCTGACCATCCCCATTTTCTAAAACCTGTCATAAAACCTGTCACTTTCCTGTCACCTACCTGTCACCCTATGCTTAGGCCTGCTGGTCTAAAATTATAAATTCATATTGCCAATCTCTATATCGTCAGCGCTTTCCTTGCTGAAATCATCATTCATGATATGCTCGATAGCATGCTGGTAAGCCAGCATCTGGGCTTCAGCATTTAATTTTGAGTTGATAAATATCGTAAAACTGCTATCTTCATTTAAGTGGACTTCTTCATGGACAGAAGTATCCATATCTATGAAATATACACCGATGGCTTCGGTTAGAACTGGATTATTCAATTTATCAGCATCCTTCGTCATTGTTTCCACGCTCTTGCTCTTTTAGAGACTTCATGAATTCGATATGGGCCCGCAGGCGATCCGGCGGGATGTCTCTGGCTACTTTAAAGAGTGTGCGGAGTTCTGGGTTTTCAAAGGCCTCCTGAGCGATCTGGCGGGTCTCGTCGTTTAAGTAGTAGTGGTCATCTTGATGATCATTGTGGTCTTCGACCAAATCTGCTTTCGAGATTCCAAAATAATTTGCCATAAGCTCTATTTTATCAATTCGGGGGTATGAATTTCCTTTAACCCAATCCGTGAAGGTAGTATATTTAACCCCTAACGCTTCGCACATATCCTGACGACTTTTCCCATATTTATCCATATAGTATTGAATGTTTTTTGCCATAATTTCTTTATTTCCAAGTCCGCTCATTGTTTGATGCCTCCTTTTATGAAGATTATATGATTATTCCGTAAAAAAATCAAGACAAACTTAAAAAAATACGAAAAAACCGTTGACACTACGATTAAACCGTAGTATATTAGTGCTATAAAACGAAAGGAGGTTTTTAAATTGCAAATTATAAAATCGCAGTTTACGTTGAAAACTGCCAGAGAAATAAAAAAACTTACTCAAGAAGAGGCTGCTAAGCGGATTGGAATTAGCGTAGACACCCTTGGAAACTACGAAAGAGGAAAAAGTTATCCAGATATCCCTGTTTTACGAAAAATTGAGGAGGTATATGGAGTGCCGTATGAGCGGCTCATTTTTTTACCTTTAGATTACGATAAAACCGTAAATTTATTATGATCCCAAACTCCTTAAAACGAAGATACGGAGTAGGGAGGTGAGAATGATGACACCCAAGAAAATAATAAACGAAAATGTACCGACAGCTAAGGTCAAGATTATTTCGGAAGGTGGAAACGCAGTGGTATTTCTGGACGGTGTAAAAGTAAATGGAGTTATAGGGTATGAAGTTATCCATGACCGGACTAAAACACAGATTCCGGTTCTCCGGCTTAATATCCAGAGCGAACTGGATATTGAAACTGGGGTGATTCCAGAACTGCCAGAGCCGTGGAATCTGTGTTATGTGCTTAAGTCGTCTGTTTCGGATAGTCAAGCCTAAAGCCAACCGGACGTTCATCCATAAGCTGGCAGTCCTGTGCACAGTATGGATAAGAGCAATCATATCCGGAGACAGCTTCATTATCCCAGTGGATGCAGATTCCAATGAGATGTTTTTCTTTTGAACAGTAACAGAGATAAGGGCTGTCATAGGATACTTTCATTGATTCACGCCTTTCTTTTCTGGACTCGGCGCTGCAACGCCTGTGAGTACAGTATAAGGCAGAATAAAGGAGGACTCAAGACAGGAGATAGAATATGGCAACAAGTACAACCATCCATACATAGTATCAACCAGGAGGTGAGGCGATTTGACCATTACATACACCAATATCATCAAAACAGAAGGTGGAGAAGTAAAGTTTTCGGCCCTTCCGGCAGAAGAGAGGAAAAGGATCTCCAACATGATGCGCCGTAAGCCGCTGGAACAGTTTGGTGATGTCAGAGTACGTCCTCCCGCTTAACGGCGGGCCGGATGGACAAGCACAGGCAGGTGAGGATAGTGAAAAGGAGACCAAAGCGGCCGACCGATGAGCAGGCGATGCTGATCGCAAAGGCTGGGCTGATAGCCAGGGACTGGCTGGTCCTGTGGGAATCCGGAAGCCAGATGTGCCTGGTGCACCGGAGTAATGGGAAAACCAGGAGAATCGAGATTTAAGGAGGTAAGGACAATGGAAAAAGAGATCCAGTACATGCCGGTGGGCCGGGTACGCCGCCGGAGAAGGACCTGGCGCCGGACCATGAGAGATCTGGTCCGGATGCTGATGGCCGGAGGCGAGCTGATCGGCACAGGGATCCTGGCCGGAGCCGGATTCGGAGTTGGGCTGGCAGCAGTGACAGTTTTCTTTTAGAGAGGGGGTACGGTTATGAGGGACGGAAGTGTGGCAGTAAGGATTGACTTTCCGGGAAGTAACTTCGCAGGGGCGACCATTTACCTGGAGGACTGGCAGGTCCGGGAGCTGAAAGCCCGGGTGGACAAACATAACCGGTGGCTGTGGTCCCGGGGACGTCCGGAGGATTACACCATGGCACATGCCATCCACTCTGCGCTCTATGAGTACTTTGATGGACTGGAAGAAAAAAGAATCCCCGGAAGCGACAACTTCCAGGGGACTCAAGTAGCAAAAAATTCACACACCCTTATTGTAGGGCAAAAACAGGAGGAAATCAAGATGGTAAAAGTAACGATCGAGTTTGACGGGGGAACAGAGGTGTTTACTGGCGACGCAGTAAGCTGTGTGGTGATCACAAATAAGCCGGATAAAGTTGAGGTGAGGGAGGCGCTGAAAGGGACGCTTAATCCTCTCCGATTCCCCCCAATCCTGGCGGATACGTGCTTTTCCCAGGTCAAGGCGTCACAGAAAAACCAATTTCCCCTGGACCAGCTGGAAGCGCTGGAGGCCTTTAAGGCAGAGGTACAGAACCTGATGGACCAGGAGATCAAGGCAAATGGCGGGTGGACAGAGGTGTTGAAGCAGATCCTGGAAGCCGGTAAGGAGGAATAGGAGATGGCGGCAGAACGGTTTGTTCTCCCTTCCAGGGATACCTGGCTGGAAGCAAGAAAAAACCATACCGGCGGGGCGGATGCGGCTGCCTGTGTGGGGCTGAGTCCCTATAAGGACAACGTCCAGCTCTGGGAGGAGAAGATGGGGTTGGTACTTCCGGAGGATATCTCAGACCGGGATTATGTCCGGTATGGAACCGAGGCAGAGGGGCATCTGAGAGCGCTGTTTGCTATGGATTTCCCGCAGTACCAGGTCCTGTATGAGGAGAACAACATGTTCCTTAACCCGGAGTACCCCTGGATGCATGCCTCCCTGGACGGGGAGCTTGTGGATCCGGAGGGGCGGCACGGGATCCTGGAGATCAAGACCACGGAGATCCTCCAGGGAGCGCAGACCGTCAAGTGGAACGGGAGGATCCCGGACCAGTATTACTGCCAGATCCTCCATTACCTGGCTGTGACGGGATATGATTTCGTGGTCTTAAAGGCACAGTTAAAGGACAGCCGGAGCGGAGAGCTCCGGATCACGACAAAGCACTATTTTATGGAGAGGGATGAGGTCCTGGAGGATATCCGGTGGCTCGTGGAGGCCGAAAAGGGCTTCTGGGACTGCGTGGTCTCCGGGCGGAGGCCGAATCTCATCCTTCCGGTTATTTAGGAGGCAGCTATGGAGTTGAAGATTTACAGCCCGCAGGATAACGGGTTTGCACAGGTGGTTAAATGGAATTTCCAGGAACTGAAGGCGGAGATCTCGGAGACAGTCCGGGTTTATGAGATGGCCGTGTATACGGATGATACCATCAAACAGGCCCGGGCGGACCGGGCAAAGCTCCGGAAATTCACGGAGGCCCTGGAGGACAAACGGAAAGAGATCAGAAAGAAGTACCTGGAGCCGTATGAGCAGTTTGACCGGGAAGAAAAGGAACTGGTGGCCATCGTACAGGCTGCCATTGACAATATCGACAGCCAGGTAAAGGCATATGAAGAGCGGCTCCGGAAAGAGAAAACGGATAAGATCCGGGAGTTTTATGAGGACAACATCCATGACATCGGGGAGTATCTCCCCTTCGAGCGGGTCATGCGGCCGGAATATGCCAATGCCAGCGTGACTATGAAAGCGGTCAAGACGGAGATCCTTGCCATGATCCAGAGGGTGGATGAGGGCCTTGCAGTCTTAAATGAGGTGGATAGCCCGTATGCCGCCGACATGAAAGCCGTATTTTTAAAGACCTATGATATCGGCGCGGCACTGGCCGAGCAGAACCGCCTGGAGGCGGCAGAAAGAAAGCGCCAGGAGTATGAGGCAGAGCGTGCCAGGCAGAAGGCCGAGCGGGAAGCCAGGGAAAAGAAGGAGACCGAGCAGATCATCCGGGCCGGGCAGAAGGCTGAGACGTTCCCCGCAGCAGCAGAAGAGGAACCGCGGCCGGAGGAACCCGTGACTGCGATTAATATGCGGGTGTATGTGACCAGGGCCCAGATGGTGCAGTTAAAGCAGTTTTTAAAGGATAACGGGATCCAGTTCGGACCCGTTCCGCAGCAGTAAAAGGAGGAAACAAAAATGGCAGTAGGAAACAGTCTGACAAAAACACAGCCGAAAGCAGACCGTGTGGAATTTGAGGTGGCCGGTGAGACGATCGTTTTAACCCCTCAGACCGTGCGGGATTACCTGGTAAGCGGAGACAAAGAGCGGGTGACCATGCAGGAGGTTGTCATGTTTATCAATCTCTGCAAATATGCGGGCTTAAACCCGTGGTTAAAAGAGGCGTACTGCATCAAGTATGGGAACGAACCGGCCACGATGGTCGTTGGCAAAGAAGCGTTTATGAAGCGGGCCGAAAAAACACCGGGATTTGACGGCATGGAGGCCGGTATTATCGTAATGTCCGGAAACGAGGTCGTATACAGGACCGGAACCCTGAAACTTCCCGGAGAGGAGCTTGTGGGGGGATATGCGGAAGTGTACCGGAAAGACCGGTCCCACACATATCGTATTGAGGTATCCTTTGATGAGTATGCCGGCCGGAAGAAGGATGGCTCCTTAAACAGCCAGTGGTCCAAGAAACCGGCTACGATGATCCGCAAGGTGGCTCTGGTACAGGCGCTCCGGGAAGCGTTTCCGGAAAGTTTCTCCGGCATGTACAGTGAGGAGGAGGGGGACGGAGCGGAAGCCTCTTTCCTGGCTCCTCCGGCTCCGGCAGAGGCTGATGCAGCCGTTCCCGAGCCTCAGCCCCAGAGGCCGGCGCAGATCCAGGAGCCGGTGACTCCCCCGCCCACCCAGCAGGGCGGACAGGCCGGTGTGCAGATGGATATGGCATCGGCGTTCTTTAACGACTAAGGAGGTAGAAGCAGATGCCGATCACGTTTGACAACATCGCCGGAGGAGAGCTGGCGGAAAAGTTTTCCATGGCCCTGGCCCAGATCGGGCGGAATATCATAGATCCCAATATGGATCCGGAGGCCGCCCGTGGGATGACCATAAATCTCAAATTTAAGCCCTCAAAAGCCGGGACGATCCAGGTCGCATTTAACATCAGGACAAAGCTGGCCGGGATCGCAAAGACGGAAACAGTATTCCTGATCGGCCAGGATGCCCGTACCGGACGGGTGGAAATGTCCGAGTATGGAAATAACCGCCCGGCCGTGACAGGAGCCTATGATGCGGTCCCTGCGGATCCTGGGGTACATGAAAAATCGTTTGACCCGGATACGGGAGAGATTTTAGAAGAGGAGCGGCGGGGGCCCATTGACCTCCGGTCAGCCAGATAAAAGAAAGGAGAATCAGATATGTTGGAAGGATTAAAAGAAGCATTACAGTATGTGGTGGGGCTGGGAAACAGCTCCGAGAAGGTACAGGTCCTGGAGATCTGCGGGGAGACGTATGCCAACCGGCGCCTGGCGCGCTC